CGAAGTCTTGGACAGGATGCTGCTGGCTCATGTTCCAATGCATGAACTACCCCGGCACTCGTTGGTTTATCGGCCGTGAAGAATTGAAGCGTATCACCGAATCGACATTGATTACCTTCTTCAAGGTTGGTAAGGCTTACGGCATGCGCAGCGGTATCGACTTCAAGTATAACGGCCAAAAGAACTTTATTCAGTTCAAAAATGGAAGTCGGATAGATCTTCTAGAACTTAAATTTAAACCTAGTGATCCACAGTATGAGCGCTTCGGTTCAACTGAATATACCGGAGGTTGGATCGAAGAGGGTGGAGAGATTGATTTCGGGGCCTACGATGTCCTAAAAACTCGTATCGGTCGCCAGTATAACGAAAAGTACGATCTTATTGGTAAGCTATTCATTACTTGCAACCCTAAGAAGAATTGGATGTACACAACATTCTATCTTCCCAGCAAACAAGGTAAGCTGCCCGAGCTTATGAAGTACCTCGCGGCATTCGTTCAGGACAATCCCCATATTGACAACGGATACGTTGAACGTCTTCGCAGGACCAAAGATAAAGCCAAGAAAGAGCGACTATTGAACGGGAATTGGGAGTATGATGACGATCCGAACGCAATGTGCAAGTACGATGACATCATTGCTATGTTCAGTAATAGCCATATCTGGACGCAGTACAATAACATGGGCACTAAACCAAAATGGTACATAACGGCTGATATCGCGCGGTTCGGGTCGGATAAGGCCCGTATAGGTGTTTGGTGGGGATGGATCCTCGAGGAGGTACATAGTTTTGACTTGTCATCCACCCTTGATATACAGGCGTGCATAAACGCAATGCGTGCCAAGTATGGTGTGCCCGCCCATCAATGTATCGCTGATGAGGACGGAGTAGGTGGTGGCGTAGTGGATGTATGCGGTATCCTTGGATTTGTGAATAACGCTAAACCCATCGTAACCGATGAAGCCAAAGAAAATGAAAATAGGTTCTACGGCGACAACAAAGATGATCTACCACCGCAGATGGAGAATTACAAAAACCTTCAAACGCAATGCGCGTATCTGCTGGCGGATGATATAGCAGGCCATCAAATTTTGCTCAAGTGCATTGAGGGTGAATCAGAGCAACAGGAGATACAGGAAGAATTCTCATGGCTTAAAACATATAAGTCCGATGATGAGAACAAACTTCGGATCCTCCCAAAAAAGGAAGTTAAAAAGGAAATTGGTCGATCTCCCGACTGGCGCGACCTTATCCTTATGCGTAAATATTTTGATTTGGTGTCAGAGCCTGTAGGTATCGATAATTCAATCGTCGATATGTTTTTTTAACGCGCATCGCGCATAGCAATTAGGAAGTAGCAATTAGCAGAGAGTAAGTAGCAATATGAAAGTAGTAAAGACAGACCAGCAAACCACAGAGGTTAATCCGCAGCTTATTGAGCAGTGGGGCAAGAAGGCGCAACCAACATACAACACTAAGCCGGAGATCAAGCCGAAGGAGCACGCGATCTATGACGAGCTTACTCGGAAGAAGAAGGCTATTACTAAGAAGGTGCCGGGAGCCGATGGTAAGCCACTTATGCAAGCAGATGGCGCTACACCGCAAACTCGCACTGAATACGTTGATCCCGCTCGATTGTCACTTTCCCTTCAGGACATAATTGTTACTCGTCGTGTTGCCTTCATGAACCTTGGAAAGGTCAAGTTATTTGCTGAGCCGAAAGGAGCACAGGAGGAACGCGCATTTGCATTGCTGCAGCGTGTGCGTGAAAACAATAAGGTAGGATTTAAGGAATCGGAGATTGCATCACACCTGCACCGTGAATTGCAATGTGCTAAGCTTTGGTACTCTGTCGATACTGAAGATGCTAGTCATTGGGGTGAGTTTAGCCAGGTGAAGAAGAATTTCCGCATGCAGATCCTTGCGCCGAGCAAAGGTGATACGCTCTTGCCAGTATTCGATAACCGTGGCGACCTCGTTTACTTTGGTCGTGGTTATGAGATTGACAAGGGATCAGCTGAAGGTGTGTCGCAGCTTACCGTAACCGAGGAAAAGATCAAGTGCCTCGATGTGTACAGCAAAGAGAAGCTCTACCGCTTTCAGCAAGGATCCGGCATTGGTGATGGTAGCGGATGGCTGCTAGTTGACACGGTTGCGTTACCATATCGTAAGATCCCCGTGATCTACTACTCAAGGCAGGAGCCTATCTGGGCCAATGTCCAGCCATTGATTGAACGCCTTGAAACTGTGATATCCAACTTTGCCGATACGAACGATTACCACGCATCGCCAACGCTGGTATTCAAGGGCGCAACTGGCGCACAGGCTCAGGAGAAAGGGGAGAGCGGTAAGGCCGTGTTGCTGACTGGTGAACACGCAGATGCTAAATACGTCACTTGGGATCAATCAGTCGCTGCGGTCGAACTGGAGATCGATACGCTTGTAAACTTCATCTATTCGCTAACCCAAACGCCGAACATCAGCTTTGAGGAAATGAAAGCCCTGGGCGATCTTTCCGGTGTTGCCTTTGATCGAGTATTCATCGATGCGCACTTGGCTTCACGGAGGGAAATTGAGGGCGGTTATGGCGAATGCATCCAGCGTGATATCAACTTGCAGAAGGCCTTGCTTGCGAGCATGGATACTGGCATTGCTCCAGCTATGCAGTCGTTAAGCGTGACTTTTGAGGCTCCGCACTTTAAGCTTGAAGATTTGGACGCTGATGTTGATTTGGCGATCAAGGCGAAGGATGGCGGGCTGATTAGCGTGGAGACTGCCATGGGTATATCTGGGCTCGTGACCAACGTTCAGGATGAGCAGGCGAAGATTAAAGAGGAGGGGGCTGCAGTGCCGATGCCGCCGGTTGGGAATGGAGGCGCTGGTTAGTCGGCGCCTTTTGTTACCTGTTTATTAGAGTTAAACTCGTGAAGTTTCGTAAAAAGTACTTTGTGTATTGCACCACCTTCGTGGATTGTCTTTCCTGAAATAGTCTTCGTATTTTCATTATATATACCTTTAAAATATTTTCCCCCAAAAAGCGATTCAATGTTAAAGCTTTGTCGTGCATCTGTTTTGATATAGAACATCATCTCTTTAGAAAATACATTTACAAAGTAATCTTCAATGGATGCCAATTTCTTGGTGTCAACGGTGTTAATTACCAAGACATCATTGACCTTAGAAATTGATATCTCCTCCCTAAATAATAGGACAGGTACTTTTTCTCCGAACAGATCTTGCCTGATTTCCAAGTCGTAATTCCCTAATAAATACTCAGAATTAGATACAACTTTATAGTGACTAATTTCATCAAAACTCAGATTTGCTCTGTGCGTCTCGGTGGTCAATTCCGTGTTAAGTCTGATGATTTCATTTTTTTGTTTTTGACTAATCTCCTGATATTTTATTTGTTCGGTGGCAAAATTATTGATTTGATTTTGTATGTCAGTCTGCTCTTCGAGATATTTAGACAATTCTGAAATCCTATCTTCGTATGATTTTCGTAGGGTAAGATATTTTAAAGTCGAAACTTTCCCTGTTCCTGACACTCTCAAAAGTAGATCTCTTTCTTTTGTGCGAATAAATGTGCTAAACCAGTTCAAACAGTATCTAATGGGTAGGTAAAACATTGCCGAAAGCAAAGGAAGTACATAATTTTTCCAAGCATTACTATTAGAAACAATTAAATCCCGATAATTAGAGTACGAATATCGCGGAAGAGTTTCACTATTATACCATAGGAAACCAACAGTTATCTCCCAGTTCCAAAATATCCAAGCAACACAAAAAGAAAAAATAACAGGCTGTAAAAGCCTTTGCAGAAAGGGTTTGAAAACGTCCATTACGATCAACAATTAGTTTCCCAAATATATCACACCGGCCCGAGTAATCCTATCATCATCAATAAAAATATTTTTGTTTAAAATGTTTAATAAAATATTTGTAATGTTTAAAATGTTTGTTATTTTTGGATGTCGAAAGACAGCGGGAGAGACTGCGATTGTTCATTATTTTATTTAAACCATTCAAAGATGAAAAGATTTATTGCAATTGCTTTAGTCGGCTTGTTTTCCTTTGCGATGGTTGGCACGGTGTACGCTTCGTTTGAAACGAAAGCATCCATTGAGCTGAAGAAAGGTTTTGATGATGCGCCGCAACTAGTGGCGCTCATGGATGGCGTTACGCCGTCGGTAGAACCTCAATACGGCAAGATGGTTACAGAACTACCGGTAAGTGACGTGATTACGGGGAACACCTCCGCATTATCACCGAGCGCCAACGATCCGCCTACAATTAGGATGTTGTAGGTTGCAAATAGGGAATAAGAATAAAACAATTGCCGGATAACATGAGACGAGATGCAGAGTAATCCACCGGCAATTGTTTTTTAATCAGCTTGGGGAAGTCGTCTAGAGGTTAGGACGCAACGGCAAGTAGCGTAATGGCGAAAAACGTTCGAAGCATTGGTTCGAATCCATTCTTCTCCACACGAGGCAACAGGTTTTGTTACATTAAAGCGTTGAACCTTGTCGGGTTCAGAGTTCGGTGGTTAATAGTTATAGATGGTTTCCTGTTGCTTGTAGAGAATTAAATACCATCTATTACGAATGGGGGTAACGAGTAATATTACATTCACCCTATTTTCCACAAAGGCTGACAGCTCGGAAAGACGGCAAAATTTGGAGTGATGGCGGAAAGGTAGACGCCAGCGTTAAATACTTTGAGATAGTGGAACTCAAATACCAACGCTGTCCACTTGCAGGTTCGACCCCTGCTCACTCCACGCGGTTAAACTAAAAAAGTCTGGTTGGCTTTTTCTGTGTCCCTTGTTTTGACGGTTCGATTCCGTCTTTAGTATAGTTCATAATTTAGGTTAATAATTGGTTTGGTACCCGCGGGATCCTCCCCGTTTCCCGCGGTATCTTTTTTAACAACGGGGGAATCATTAATCAATTTTTTTGCGGATCGGATGGTGGAATAGCAATCCTAATCTTTCTAGATTTCGCCTCTTTCTTTTTGACTTCACCTTCTTTCATGTTATCATCAGGTTGTTCTTTAATTTCCTTTATTTCATCAAGAGAAACATTGAAAAGTTTAAGAATCTTTTGATGAATTTCCGGCTTCGACCTTACAAAAGCAAATAATGGCCACTCCATGTAGTAGTCAAAATTAATCTCCTCCAGCACTATCGATTTTTTTATCGATTCCATCAACAAGTCATCATTTTCATTTAAAACATAGTAAGCTGTTTTAAAAACTGGACTTAAAGTCCCTACTTTAAATTTCTTCAACTCTCTGTCAAGTAATACTTTTTTATCGGTCATTTTTAGAGCTACCAGTCTGTTTATTTTTATCCTCATCAATAGATCTTCTTGGTCATCAGTTCTAGCAGTTATATTTTTAGATGCAAAATCACAGGTAGCAATAGCAAGGTTAAATCTATTTTCAACTAAATCTTCATAAGTTTTATCCATAATTTCTGAAACGCAGTCCTCAATGTACTCAGTCTCCCATTCCCCCCAACAGTTAAATAACAAGAGACGTCCTGCTAATAGATAGCAATCTAGACATTTGTAAAAATATTCGTGCTCAATGTGAACTTCGTCGTTTAGAGATAAATTATAAGGGTTTTTTGACCGAACAATGTACTTTTTGTTAACC